TGCTCATCCTTCGGTATCTTAACATCGCGGTTCGCCAGCCACCCTTTGCATTTGAACCACAACTCGGCGCGTAGGTTGGCGTAAGTTCCTTTGAGCGCGGGGCTTTCCGCAACGTTGATCCCACGCGCTGGCAGACCCAGTTCGCGCAGACGGTCAAGCACGCCCGCCCCCAACCCGATGCTATCGACCAGTATCTCGACTGGCTGTTCCGATGGCGTCAGCGCCTCGAACTCGGCTACGACTGCGCCTGTTAGCTGCATCAGGTCCAGACCTTTCCAAGTCTGTATCTCTTCTACGACTGGACCACGCCGCTTGGCGAGCGCGCTTGCGTCCGACCCCATACGCGCAACGTCTAAGCCCCATACGCTCTTGGTGTTCTTGGCAATCTTAATCTCGCGGTTCATGGCTCCGTCGATCAACTCGACAGGGATGACGGTATCTTCTTCACGCGGCGGGAAGTTACCCAGAACGCGGACATGGTAGGCCGGGCTGTCTTCACCGTATCGCAACTGCATCTCTCGGACGAACGCATCGGATACGCGTGGGCTGTCGAGGCAGCTAACGTGGAAGGTTTTCCATTCACCTTTAAGCCGGTTGTGGGTGTCGTAGAATAGTCCGGTGTTTCGCGTTGGGTTTCCGAGAAGAAGCGTTGTCGCATTGTGGCCCGACATAGAACCGGACGCGGCTTCATACACACTTTCAGGTATACCCGACGCCTCATCGGCGACGAGCAGCACGTTGTCGGCGTGGATACCCTGCAAGGCTTCGGGCGTTTCCGCCCGGCTCGTTCTGGCGGAGATAAAGGCTTCGCTCGATGCGGCCTTCAATTCAATACGGTCGGCCTTGACTTCGATCAGAACCTTCAGCACTTCCGGCAGTTCATTCACCCATCGCTTCAGTTCCGCGAACATCGCATCGAACAACTGTGCGGATGTCGGCGCAGTCACAACGACCTTTACCGGATACCGCGTCAGGAAGTAATGCAGCATGGCCCAGCTTGCGGCTGTCGATTTGCCGACGCCGTGGCCTGAGCGAACGGAGATACGGCGCTCGCCAGAACTAATCGCTTTCAGAAACTCGATCTGCCACGGGTCTGGCTTCGTTCTTAGAATATCCCGCACGAACCCGACGGGATCATCGCGGTACTTCTTCAGAAACTCCAAAAAGAAGTTTGGTTCAGATTTCGTCATTCTTATCTCCCCTTATTACGCGTGCGATTGTTTGATGGCTAACTGATATACCATGACGCTTTGCTACGATAATAGCAATATCGCGGTAGCTATGGCCTTTAACGCGTGCGGCTTTCATTGTTATCAATGCGTCCTGCGCGTTTGGCTCTGGGTGCAGCTTGGCCTTGCGGCCTGTGCCCGACTTCTTAAATCCGAATGGCACTTTGCCACCGACATATCCGCCCTGCGAACGCTTGGCTCTCTTACCGGCGGTGACACGTTCTCTGATACGGCGGCGCTCTTCGCCGGAGAAGACGGCCATGATCTCTAGCATGAAGCGTCCGTTCGGGTTGGCCTTGTCCATCACATTGCCGTAGCCGTTGATGATGAGATTAATGTTCGCCGTCTCCCAGTCGGCAATCACGTTTAGTGCGTCTCTCGCATCGCGAAACATACGGTCCAGCTTCGATACGATAACAGTATCGCCCGGCCGGAGGAACGCCAGCTTGCAGCCTTCTTCTCGGCGTAGCAGTGGGACACCGCCAGAGACGCCGCGCTCTTCGTATATATGCTCTAGTTCCAAATTATGTGTGAGCGCGATGCCTTGGATTTGGCGGGCTTGATCATCGAGCGATGTGTTCTCGATCTGGTCTTCAGTCGAGACGCGAGTGTATCCAAAAACTGCCAACGTATTTCTCCCGTTTCTTGTTGTGCATCACTGTTACAATTTATTGTTACAACTTGGCAAGCAAAAAGTTAGAAATTTTTCGGACGGCATTATGTTAAATACAAGGGTACAGGGGGGTAGGGGCAACATTTCGGTGTCTGTTTAGTTATACGCACACGCCCCCCGCGCAAGGCGGGGACGGGGGGGGTCAAATTTAAAGCACCCCCTCCCCCCTATATATAAAAAGCCTAGCATTTGTGCGGGTTTCAGACTGTAACAGTGTATTAGTATGCGACCAAATGGCTTCAGAGGCGCACAAGAAACGAGGCGCGGTGCTCTCTATCCACCACCATAAAGCGGCACATCGTGCCTGTTGCATTATATTATAGGGCGAGGCAATTCACATTCTAATGTGATTTGATTGGTTACTATTTTTTACCAATCAATAAAATTATATATCTTTAACATCCGGCACATTGTTCCTATTGATAATGCATCAACAGCAAAGAGGGAATGACAATGGCTTTTGATTTATCACAGTATATACCGTTCAACGTATTCGCATTCATTTGGATTGTTTGCATGTTGGCTGGTTTAGCGTTTGCAAGCCGCAACGATAAAGAGGGGAAGTAACATGAACATCAACCTATCCGGACGTTTACCGCTGCGCGATGGCGTCGAATATATATCGTATCATCGCCCACCTACACAATCTGAAATTCGTTTCGGCCTAGGCGCAACACACTACCGCGACTTTTCACCTGACGAATGCTGCCATGCAGGCACGCGCATTGCTAAGCAATGGCTCGTCGCAGCGGACGATGGCTTGCGTTACTACCGCTAACACCACCGGACGGCGGAGTAATCCGCCGCGAGGCTGGCGCTAGTGCCAATAAAGGAGTGAGACACTATGACAGACAATACTTGCAACGGCTGGCGCAATGCCGCCACTTGGACAGTTAGCCTATGGTTCGGCGATCAGTGGGCAGAATTAGCAGACGAGGGCTTTGACTTCTCGCCGGAATATCTGCGCGATATGGTCGAAGAAGATGTCTATAGCCTAATCGGAAAAGACAGCACCGTAGCTGGTTTCATTTGGGATATGCTTGACCTTAACGTCGTCGATTGGGACGCTTTGCGTAACCATTACGCGCCAATAGGAACAGACGCATGACACACGCACGACAATGCACCGCTTGCGGCGCTGGCATGAATGAAGGTTACTGCATCAACGGCGGTGTTAGCTATTATTGCAGCGACGATTGCTTGCACAAGCATATCACCCAAGCTGAATACGAGGAGCAATACGCTGGCGGCGAAGGCGATAGCTATTGGACTGAATGGGAAGAGGACGAAACTAATGATTAAACCACAGCAAGCCGCCCCAATGGGCCGGAACCACCGTGTATCATCCGACAGTGCTTGGCCCCTTCGCGGCCTCGATGGTAAGACATTCGCGGAACGCCGCGCAGAGCGAGAAAAGGAACAAAGCAAATGACTTTCTATGATGACGACGAAGAAGATGACGAACTTGCACTGCCCGAACGATACATCGAACGGGCGGGCGAAACCTTGGCCTACCGCTTGATGGAATATCTGGAGTTTCTTGGCGTGATAGGCAAAGACCATGTGTCCTATCTGCGCTACCCGCCCATCGAATTGATTGAGGACGCCGAAAAGGCGCTAAAGGATGAAGCATGACAAGTGATGAGTTCAAAGCAACACGCGAGAGGCTGAAGCTGACGCAAGGGCAGCTTGCCTACAAGATAGGACTGTCCGAACGGTCGATCCGATACTATGAACAAGGTGGCCGTTCAGTGCCCGCTCCAGTCTCAATACTCCTAGAAACGTTTTTAAGGGGCATAGGGCGATGAGAACGCTAGTCTGGTGTCTGATAGGCGGGCCTTACGTTTTCGCTCTCATGTTGGCTCCTGGAGCGTTTATAGCGGCATTGGTGGCGTTGCCCTTCTATTTATTGGGCAGCGGCTGGCAAATCGCCTTCGCATCCACCGCATTTGCCACGGCGCTGGTCTTGGCGGTATATCTAACGCGGCTTGTTATTCAGCATGAAAAGGAACTAGACGATGGCTGGACATATTAAACGGCGCACGATTGCGTCAAACTTAGATAAGGTTGGCGAGACTGTTCTGCTGGAGAAGATTGCATCCGGCCTGACAATGGCTGGCCTTGCTCGTGAATTGAACATCAGCAACCTTTCTCTCTATCATTGGATACGCAAAGACCCAGATCGGGAGGAGCGGTTCAAGCAGGCCCGTGCAATCGCGGCTGACCAATGGGCGGATGAGTGCCTCGACATCGCCGATGCCTCGGACAACACATCGGCCAATGCTGACAGGCTCAAGATCGAGACACGCAAGTGGCTGGCTGGCGTTGCAGCACCAGAGAAGTTCCAAGCCAAGCCGACCACAGCGGTCCAAGTCAACGTGAACCAACTCCACCTTGATGCACTGCGCCAGCTAAACTTGGCGTCATCAAACCAAGACAGCCCGGAACCAGAAATCACCATCGACATCACACCACCCAAGCAAGTCGGCTCTCATAACCTCGATGCGGACGACTTGCCGGGTGTTTTTGACGACGATTAACGGAAAACTGCCATCCGTGCACGGTTTGGAAAATCCGTGCACGGTTCGGGCCGGGTTTAGGGCCGGGTTTACCCACGCATTTCCGCCAATGTGCACGGAGTGCACGGTTTGTCGGCGCATTGGTTCCCATAAGTAAGTAACATTGTAATATGACCACTTCTAACACTGTTACTGTCGTGAGAGCGGATTAACTTTTTTAAACCCGGCACTCCCGGCACATCCTTAGATTTCAGCCATTTTATCTGGCCCTAAACCCGGCACCAACCCGGCCCGAACCATCTCAAACCGTGCACGGATTTAAAAAAAGGGAGCCGAAGCCCCCTCAATCTACTTTACGTTCGCGTAAACCTATTTTTCAACAGCGCCAACATTTAGGTGCGCATTTCAATCCCGGCTGCTCACTTTCTCCTGCGCAGCGATGAGCCGACCAAGATACCATTGTGCCTTTTTCAAGTCCTCAACGGGCTTCCCCTTCCTCTCATAGCGCCACATATATTTCATGATATTGCCCTTGAGGTAGCCAGCATATGCCTCCGGCTCCATCGACGCTTCGATCCCTTCGATGGCCTCGATGCCACCGGACTTATAATGCGGAGGGCTATTGACCACATCGACTACATCCTGATCGAGCGCATCCCGAATGGCTTTGTATTTCATAAAATCATTCCCATACATTGTTAGTCCTCCTCACCTGCTTTGAAGTTAATCTGAACGCCAAAGAAATCGTCCGACTGCTCATCGATCATGGCGTTGATAACCATATAGTCCTCATCGCCTATGAGAAGTTCAAGACCACGGAACACACGCTTCGTTCGTGTCGCCCGATCCCTTGTGGGTTCATAGCCATGCGTCTTCATCTCTCCATTGAACTTACGCTGCGACCAGTCACGCCCCTTGCCTTCGTTGTTTTCCTTGCACCAGTCACGGAAATCATTGAACGCCTCATTGGTAGTCATCTCATTGTCAGGCCCAGCCACGCAGCGTTCAGTGATCCAGCGGGCCAACGCATCTTCTCCCGCAAGATATTCGTCGGTAGCTTGGATAACTACCTGCGGTGGGTTCAAGCCCTGCTCCAGCCAAGCCTTCGCACCCTCGATAACCCACGCCAAGATGGCCGGGTATTCCTCTTTCAATTTATCGGGAAGGTCAACGTCCTTGCGAAGCGGCTTAGTCTCGAACGGGATCAGGTGCATACGCCGACGCATAGCGTCATCCACATTAGTAATCTCAGGCTTTGTATTGCCAGCAATCACCAACGTGAACTGCGGATTGAACTCGAACAAATCCTGCCGCATGAAGCGTGCGCTGATCTTATCACCGCCAGTCAGCGCCTTCACCTTGGCCTCGTCCCACTTGCGCGACGGGTCAATCTCCTGTGCGTGAACGAGCCTTGCCCCCATCAACGACGCCAACTCTGTAGGGTGACGCTGATTGTTCGACGCCAAGAATACGTCCGCACTGGCCACGGTGGCATAATCGCCAAGGATATTGCCTATCGCTCCGAGGAAGGTTCCTTTGCCATTGCCGCCGGAGCCGTGGGCGAAGGCGAGGACATGCTCTTTGGTGCTACCCGTGGCCGAATAGCCAGCCAACCTTTGAAGGTAAGTGATTAACTCACTATCACCGTTGCACGCCTCATTGAGAAACGCTTGCCATTGCGGGGCTGGCTTGCTGAAGTCCGCCTCGACCGATGTGCATTTTGTGCACATGCGAGAACGATCATGCGCGAACAAGACGCCTGTCTTCAGGTCCACCATGCCCGACCGGGTGTTGAGGATATAGATGTCGGCGTCTAGCTGTTCGGTTGTCGCCTGCATGGCAGGCTCCACCGCTGCCAGCTTCGCCACGTTGGCTATCACATTGTATGACGCCACGCGCTGCGCGATCCGCTCACCCTTTTGTGGGCTTTCAATGTTCTGCAACGCTTCGGCCGACGCTTGCGCGCAGACCTTGCGGACGATGGACAGATGCTTGTTCGCTACGTCCTTGGCCCACTTGTTGCCATCACATGC